CAGTCACCCCAGTCACGCACTTCAAAGCAAACAGTCAGGGGATTGTCGTGACCCATTTCTTTTGCTGAACTACTGCGAAAAATTGTCCAACGTTTGGTCAGTCCACGTTGCATTGCCTGTCTAATCTCGGAAAGTACCGTGTCAGCTGATACCTTATTGGCTGGTGGTTTGGCTTTTGGTTCGGCCTTAGGTTCCACTTTGGGTTCTACCTTTCCAGCATCCTTTGCTGCGAACCTGTCCTTCTCTGGTTTGAATTCTGGGTTATTGGGATTCTGCGCCAGATAGAACTTACCATCAGCCGTTGAACGACCAACAACCGTATTCGTACCCTTGATGTAATACTTGTACTCAAATGCTGACGTACTGGCTTGTTTCCTTTTCACCAATGGATGCCCACCAAAGGCCATGGAAGCGTAATAAATCAAAGCCTTTTCCGAGCCATAGGGTTCTGAATAGAACCTGGCAGCGGCAGTCTTAGGGGCTTCCACGACTACCTCTTCACTCAACTCTTGTTGCGTTTTGGCGTTCAGCAGCATGATGACTGTGACACCTGGTTCCTGTTCAGTAACTACCTGATACTGGGAATTACGAGTCAGTGTGGTTGCCATGCGTTTGTACAAAGCTGAACGAGAACCGTCAGCCTCATCAGCCGTAAAGATGATGTTGGGATTGTGTTCTTTGTTTATGACATGTCGCATAATGTCAACTACGGTGCTGAGGATTGCCACCGAGTCACCATCACCAGTCAGCTTGTATTGATCATCTTCGTCCCTACCCCTGATATCAAAGGAAGGACTCCAGAACCAAATGTGTTTACCCTTCAGGAACTTTGAGGTTCTACGGAAGATCATCGTAAACGGGACGTCATTGACTGTGAATGAAAATGTTTTGCCGTTTTGTCCGTCGGTTACGGCTTTCCATTTGTTTCCGCCGTCAAACAATTCCATGAGTTCAGAATATCGCATATTTCACCAATATTAAACCTGTATTTATGGCGAATGAACGAGATGACTGCTTGACTCCTAGTTCATTTGGTACCACAATGCGATACATGGTAGACAAACACAAGGAGCAGTAAATGAGCATTTACACCCGCATCGAAGCACTGTTTGGTATCAAGCTAGAACAAGTGAGCCGTGGTGAGTTCTCCTACAAGCAAGACCAAATCACGGAAGACGAAGTCAGCAGGCTGACGAAAATCAGCGAGTATCTGGAGTGGCAGGATGACAATGATCCTCGTTGCAGTGATCCCGATCCCATCCTGTACGTGGTCGTTTACGACGGTCCGCCTGATGATCAAGATGAAGCCATGGTTGGCATCAATTTCCAGGAACGCATCATTTACGTGACCTGATTCAAAACGTAGGGATGAAGAAAAAGCCACTGATTTCTCAGTGGCTTTCTTTTGCCTTCAACCTAAGTATGTATCAAGTGGGGTCTAGCCCCACAGTTGATTACAGGAACTTCAGGTTAGCAGTGTTGATACCGACCAGACCCAGGTAGTCAGCAGCGTTACCCAGCGACGAAGCGGTGTTCGTCAGTTCCAGGTAGCCGTAACGGGTCATGAACGACACGACTGGTTCGAAGGTGTTAGGATCAACCACAACACCAGACGAAGTCAGAGGCACGTATGGGCAGTAATAAGCGGCAGCGTCGATTTCGCCTTGACCCTTGTAGCCGACGAGGACAGGAGTGTCATCGGAAGCGTATTGGTCAACATAAACGCGCATCGAGTTGTTCAGCATACCAACAAACTTGGTGTTGGTAGGGGCTTCGAACGTGCCTTCAGTTGTACGAGCAAAAGCCGAAGTCGTAGCAGATTGCAGGATGGTCAGAGCGGTTGGGGAAACAACAACCCAGTTACCAGCACCGCGACGTGTACGAGCAGCGATCAAGTTAGCTTGACGGTTGATCAGAACAGCCAGAGCAGCGTGGACGTCACCAACGAACGTTGGGGTACCGGACACAGCGGCTTGGTCAAACGAAGCTGTAGGAGCACCTGGCAGAGCACGCAGAGAGACCAGAATTTCTTGGTCGATTTCAGCGGTGATTTCTTGTGCCAGAGCAGCCATGATTTCTGCTTCGATGTCAATGCCTTGTTGGGCTTGTGCATCTTGAGCAGCTTCGAACGTCCAACGAGCGGACAGACGACGTGTCTTGGCTTCAACAACTTCCTTCAGGATTTGGATGCTCAGACGCTTGCCAGCCGTACCTTCCAGAGTGGAAGTAGGAGCAGCCTTAGGAGCGGATGCGTCACCGTTACCCGAGTAAGCACGGGCGATGGCGTATGGGCTCAGAGCTTCAGCACCAGCAGTAACGCCAGCGTGGCTGTCAGCGTAACGAACGCGCAGTGTGTGGATCTGAGCGACAGGGCCGGTCAGAGGCTGAACACCGATAATTTCGTTAGCGATGACGGTAGGCATAACACGACGGATAACGGGCAGAATAACCTTGTTCAGGGTAGCCACGTTTGCAGCGTTGGTAGCACCAGCCGTTGCATTTTCCATCAGCTTGAGTTCACGGTACGTGTTCTCAAGAACGGTTTCCATCATCTTCTTCTTGGTAGGATTGGCGCTGCCATCCTGGTTATGGGTCAGATCCTTGCCTTCGCACAGCAACTTCTTGGTCACTGCCCATTGAGATTCAAACAGTTTAGTCATTTTTATATCACTCCTGGTTTACTTGATACCGGCTAGTTTCAGAATTTCTGCGGTCATCTCTGACACGGCTTCTGAACCTTCAGCCTTGACCGATTCGGTCAGTCGGTTAATGCGCTGGTCGCCAGTAATAGCTACAGTGCTCTTCTTCTCAACAGGCGCTTCACTCAAAGTTTGGCGTGATTGTTGAACGTTCTTCTTGCTGGCCTCACTGAGGACTGCTGGAAGATATTTATTGAAAGCGTCACGAAGTCCTGCGGTTTTGACTGATTCCAGCAATTCCTGCATTACGGCGCGCTTATCACGAGCCAGTGGCGACAACAGCTCACCCATGACTTGTGTACGGCTTGCCTTCTCTTCGGCCAGCTTTGCCTTACGCGAAGCTACGTCGATTTGAAGTTTGGATTCTTGCAACAGCTTCTTAGCATTGGCGAGTTCAGCAGCTTGAGCTTCCATAACCTTCTCTAGCTTCTTCAACTCCGTACCTTCTGCAAAGTAGCTCGACATGAACTCGCTGGCAACCGCTTCGAAAATACGGCGACCAAACATGTTCTGACGATTCGCTTCCAGGTCTTCGTGCAACTGAGACAGCTCAGTCTTGAGTGACTCGGTGACTTTCTGGTCAACCAACTTTGCAGCTTCCTTGATGAAAGTACGCTGGGTTTCAGCGAGCTTTTCACGGGATTCAGCAACCAGTTGAACCTTCTTTTCAACGAGGGCACGCTTGTCTTCTTGGAATTCACGCAGTTCGGCAGCAACCTTGGACACAACAAACTTGTCCATCTTTGCGATGCGGTCAGCATATTGAGCTTGCAGGGCAGCCTTGACGTCAGCAGCTTCCTTGACGACTTCGGCCTTTTGCTGAACAAACGCGGCTTGCTGCTCACGCAGGGTTGCCAGTTCGCCTTCCAGCTTTTCAAGCACAAACTTACGCATCAGCTGCATGTTTTCAGACATGCGAGCCTTGTATGCGGTCTTGCATTCAGCCAGAGCGGCTGCGTACTTGACGCGCATTTCCGAAACGGCATTCTTGTCTTGCATGAATTCGCCGAGCTCGGAGCTCAACTTGTTCAGCACGAAAGATTCCAAAACCTGGGTGCGTTCCTTGATTTTTGCCTTGTACTGAGCTTGCAAACCAGCCTTAGCGGATTCGAAAGCAGCACGGGCTTCTTGAAGCTTTGCAACTTCAGCAGCCTTGTCGGCTTCGTGTTTCTGAACTACGTCAGTGAAAGCGTGTTCCATAGCTTCTACCAAGGAACTCTTGTCTTGCTCGTAACGTGCAGCCATTTCCGAACGGACTTGGCTTTCTGCGTCGGCCTTAGCTTCAGCAATACGAGCGTCAAAAGATTCTTGAAGAGACTTTTGGTCGTCTTCACTGAGCAATCCAGCTTCAAACAATTTCTTTACGATGTTATCCATGGACCACCCCTTATTTCAATTTATTGATCCAGTCCAACAATTCCTTCTTCAGGTGTTGTTGGGCCTTGGCGTCATGCTGTACAGCTTGAGCCAGGTCTTCGATGATTGCGCCACGTCTTGCGTTGCGAGCTTCATAAACTGCCTGCGGATAGGCGTTAGGAGCGCTCGGACGCGCAACGATGTCAACCGTCACGATCTGGAAGTCGGATACTTCACCACCATCAGTAACGTTGCCGCTACCACGGCTGGAAACACCCAGCTTCACACCGCTTTCCAGCAGTGTTCTTACGATGTTGCCCATTGGGGTGGGTAGGATCTTCAATTTCCCCATCCCGTTAGGACCATCCATCCACATCTGCGTAATCATGTGGCTAACTCGATCCAGGTTGATGTTGAGTTCTTCTGGGTGATCAGCTTCACCCAGAACACTCTCTCCGCGACCCAGAATCTCATTAACATTTTCCACAGCGCGACGGATTTCCGATACGGGATAGACGCGTTCGTTCAGGTTGCGGACGCCACCTTGAACGAAAATACCATTCATGAACAGGGGGCGGATACCGGTCGTTGCGTCAGCAGCTTCCGAGATTTCGACCTTCAGTCCAGCTTGGTCAAACGTCAGTCGTTCTGTTAGAAAATTCTTCATGATTTACTTCGCCAATTTCTTGTCAAACAAGCCCTTCAAAGCAGACGTGTCTTCCTTACCAGTATTTAGAACGGCGGATTTGTCGCCTTCCTTGGATACCTTGGATTGACCATCAGTCGACTTCTTGACAGTGTTGCGACGTGGTTTCATTGTGTCGTTCTTAGGAGCAGCTTCACGCTCGTAGCCGTTGTGTTGGCTCGACTTGATCTCAACTGGCTCGCCAGCAAGACGGTCTTCGTGCTTGTTGCTCAATGCACGGCCCTTGGTGTCAACTGGCAGCTTGCCGTCAGTCGTCATACCTTCAGCGTGCTTAACTGAAACGTCTTCGAGTTCATCGACGATCGACTCACCCAGGGATTCGAATTGCTCGTCATCCATGGCAGCTACATCATCGGGGTGGTGCGTGATGGTCATGTCACCGTTATCACTTTGCGTGATATCCAGTTCGCCTTCTTCGACTTCGTCATCACCGAGTTCTGGGACCATAACTTCGTCACCAACGACTTCTTCATCGCCCATCAGAGCGTCGAATTCAGCAGTCAGTTCAGCCAGTTGGGCTTCCAGGTCGGAAACGCGATCTTCGATAGGCTCATCACCTTCGTCTTCACCTTCCTCATCTTCTTCATCTTCGGCTTCTTCATCAGCATCGGCTTGATCGCCTTCAGCTTCATCGTCGCCTTCCACAGTGTCGTCGCCTTCAGCGCCGACAACTTCGTCATCACCTTCGTCTTCGTCAGCTTCCAACAGATCAGCTTCCGAAAACATTTCGTCGATGGCGAGAGATTGTTCCCAGTTTTCGTCCAAAATCATATCTTCGCCTTGACGCAGTGATTCATGAATCTGGCGAGAACGTTCGAGAACGAATTCGTGGAACAAAGCATCAGCCTGGTCCTTATCTTCGTTGATAAGAGCAACCAGTGCTTTTTCCAAAATTGAACGCATATTAGTCTCCCTATTTCTTATGAACAAACGCTGGCGAATGTTCATTGTTATTTACTACCTACTTTTTACTCGCCGAAAATAGCGATGAATAATCATCAGTTTCAGCAAATAACTGTCTTTATTTAACAAATGGCTGGCACGAAGATTGGCGGAGCATTTGCTCCGCCAAATTCACATTACTTACCAGCGATTGGGCTCTTGGCCGATTTGTCGTCACCCAGTTGATTCAGCAAAGCCTTGGTGTCACCACCATCCTTTACTGCATCCAACGAGTCCTTACCCTGCTTGAAAGCGTTCTGGCGAACCTTCGAACCTTCAACCGATGGGGAAGTTTCACGATCGAAACCATTGTGCTCGTCACCCTTTACTTCCACGGGGGCGGCATGGTCGACACGATCATCAGCGTTACGGTTAGGTGTTGGGCTATGACGTTCTTGCTTCACTGCCTTACCATTACCAGCTTCTTCGCCATCCTTGTTGGTGACGATGATCTTTTCCAGTTCAGAAACCAGAGACTCACCCAGAGCTGAGAATTCGTCATCGGAAACCGAATCAAATTCGTCAACGCCTGGATCCAAGTCCATATCCATATCCGTTTCTGGTGCCATTTCGCCACCAACAACGGGTTCCACTACAGGGGCGGCCATAGGAACAGCAGCACCTTCTGGTTCGTGAACAATAGTCAGGACGCCGTCGTCACCTTGAGTGGCGGTCAGTTGGCCTTCTTCAACAGGTTCACGCTTCGACTTCTTCTCGTCGCGCTTCTTTTGATCAGCCTTCTTCTTGTCCTTAGCATCGCCATCTTCGTCATCGTGCTTGAAAGTCTTGCCTTCTTCGACGGGTTCGCGCTTTTGCTGGCGGGCCTTGGATTGGTCCTTGTCCTGCTTCTTCTTTTCATCGGCGTCGTCATCGCGGTTGCGCTTGTATGACTTGCCTTCAACCATGCTACCACCGCCGTTGGCGTGCTCTTGTGCAGCATCCCAAGCATCGATTTCAACACCTGGTACTCGAGCAACCGTTACGGCATCACCGTTTTGGTTGAACTTGGTGACTTCCCACCATTGGCCGCCACGCTCGTATTCGTGGTTGTTTAGCATGTGTGGCGACAGCTTGCTTACCTCGTAACCCATATCAATAAGTTCAGCCTTATTGGGTTCCTGGAACTCGTCTTCGTCGAGTTCGTTGTCGTCTTCAACGTAATCCTCAGGATCGTCATCGTCACCATAAGGACCCTTCATTTCACCAATTTGGCTTGGCGTACTAAACATATCTTCTACGGCGATACTGTCTTCCAGACCCTCATCAAGAACAAAGTCCTCGCCCTGACGAATAGATTCGTGAATCTGGCGTGAACGCTCAAGAACGAAGTCATGGAAAAGCTTATCGGCCGTCTCCTTATCCTCGTTGATAAGAGCTACCAGAGCTTTTTCCAAAATTGAACGCATTTAATTTCTCCCTAGAACAAACAGATGTTCGCTCTATTTACTTTGTATTTAAAAATGGCACGAAGAAAACGCGGAATTCCGCGTTTTCTATTAAATAAGACCCTTTACGGTTTAGAAGTCGCCACCGTCATCGTCACCTTCGCCCTGTCCGTAGATAGTGGAAAGTGAGTCTCTTCGTTTCAAGTCCTGGAGCTTTCGGAAAGCCCTGAGTTTCTTTAGGCGATTCAAGTCCCTGAGAGTCAGACGTGGCTTTCTGGTGTCATCCAGATGTGCCATAGATACTGCGTCTTCTCTGGGGTCATACATGCCCTTAGGCATTGGTGATTCAAATTCATTCAGTCTCATCATGTCTCCGTATCGTCAGGCGTGGTGTCAACTGCATCAACCGTGGCTTCAGTGTCTGTACCACCGTCACCCTCATCACCACCAATTTCTTCCGTTGCATCACCATCATCAGCAAAGTCACCGAAGTCGTCACCACCAGAACGAACACCAACACTCGAGAGACCGTCACCACCACCAGGACCCATTTCTGTGGCACCAGTTGCGGCCTTCATCTTGCTGGGGTTTTCTTCAGCCCACAAGCGTTCGTTTTCCAACAGTTCTTCTTCAGTAAGGTTCAAGAAGCGCTTCAGCTTGAAACGCTCACTCAAACGCTTGTTGTCTGCGATCTGGCTGTAAACGCCCATTTGCGCAGAGTCCAGATCCACTTGGCGATATTTGGCGAAGTTTTGTGGCGGATTGAAGTTCAGCTCAAACAAGCTCTCGTCAATCATAATACCACTTTCTTTCAAGAACGCCTTGAATTCTCGGTCAAATACTGGGGACAGCAAGCTTTGCAGCCTCATGCAGTATTTGTTAAAGCGGAATTCTTGAATCATGGCAGCGCCCAACTTGCCGTCGTTATAAGCGGCACCTTGCTCGTTTGCACCAGGCAAGTACGATGACGGGATACGCAGAGCATCCTTGAGCTTTTTATCAAAGAAGCTCAGGTCACCAATTTCACCCGTTGCATCGCCCCCAGGAAGGGTGTCAATAGTCGAACCACGGCCTTCTGGCGTTACGGCAAAGAAATAGTCTTCCAACATACTCAAGGGATTGTAGGCAGCGTCCATGACTGAACTGCCGCCTCCAGTCCTGTTTGGAATGCGACGTTGATGGATCTCGTTCTTGATACGCTCGATATGAGCATTAGCCATAACGGGATTCATATTACCCACGTCAATCTTAAAGATTCGACGTTCTGGGGCACGTTGCACGCGATAGATGATTACCGCGTCTTCCAACAGTTCCTTTTGCTTGAATACCTTGAACACTGACTCCAGAATCGAAGAACCGAAGGGCCAGTTATTGTCCATACCCACACTCAAGCTTAGGTGAACGACGTGTTTGGCGTCGATAACCGATACTTCGTTAGTGGGTTGATTACCATGAGGCACTGACGCATCACTACCGGCCAGGTTGAAGCTGGTTCCCGCACCAGCACCTGGCGTGCTCAACGGGCCTCTGGCAATGCCAGCACTGACTCCGTTTACGCCATAGTCACTGTTGTTGGCAGGCTTAGTAGCAAGCTTTGCTTGCTTGTTGTAGTCCAGATTACGGACCACATATTCAACAGGTTCACGGCCTTTGGCCTCGTCAACCTTCACCAAGTCAACGTTGTAATGATCAATCCACAACCATTCCTTGGTTTCAGGATCACGCACGAAGAATTGATCACCGTTCTTGATAACACCACGGAAGATGTACCAAAGACGTTGACGGAAGTCATTCAATCTGGTCCACTTTTGAAGTGTCGTCTTCAGAATCTTTACTTCTGTTTCGTTTGCTTCGCCCAAATAATTGACTTCAAATTGTGAATCCGTGTGCTCTTCGCTTTGAGTACAGAAGTCAGCAATCGTATCAAGAGCTGCGTTGATCACACTGTCACGATCCATGTCATCATACTGCATGTATCGTTGAATGCGGTTTGGATGGCCGGCGTAGATTTCTGGCAGATAGCTGGAAAACTTTGAGCCGGATCCGTGCGAAGCCGAACTCTCACCCGAAGACGAATTCGGCTTACTGGTGTTCGCGTTTGGAACAGTTACTACTCTAAAATGCTTTTTCCAGGACATTAAATGCTCACAAAATTATGCTGGTATTTAGTTCTCAGAAAATCACTGATCCGTATTGTCGGCGATCGACTTGTTGGTTCTGTTCATCTTCTTAAGTTCTTCGATCATCTGCATGGCCAACAGAGTTGATTCAGAGGTATTCTTGTTCAACAAATATTCAATCATGGCACTCTGATTCGATTCCATTGCCTTATTGAGCATGTCCTTCATTTGTTGCTGTTCACGCTCCGACATTACCGTGTTATCAGGCTTTGGCATATCAGGCGTTTTTGGTGTGATTGGGGCTGACACCGATGGACCAAACCATCCACTAACCATATTCTTTGCACCGTCCCAAATACTGCTGGTAGTCTTGGTGATGTCATCCCAATTGTCATAAGCTTCCTTGATAGCGCCCAGACCACCGCCCACCAAACCACCAATCAGAGTACCAGCACCTGGAATAATGCTACCAATAGCGGCCCCAGTAGAAGCCATACCTGCGATGTTTGAACCTGCGCTCAAAACCTTCTTACCAGCGAAATCTGGAAGTGCGTCTAGAGCCAAACTAGCACCAATACCCAGGGCACCACCTTTAGCCAGTCCTGGAAGTTTGCCCCAAAGTCCACCAGTCTTACCGACGATATTACCAACACCTTTTGCGGCCCTCTTGAAGAAACCACCAGATTTGTTTGCAGCTTCACCAGCAATGCCGCCGGCTCTTCCGGCTGGTCTATTGACTGACCCACCACGATTTCTGGAACCGGGTCTGTTGGGTCTTGGGCCAGATTTTCTTCCTCGACCTCGTGATCCTCTATCAAAACCACCATTGCCGTTATTAACGACCCAAACCTTCAAACCACCATTTTGAATCCCGACATTATCAATACCGTGACCCACGTTGAATTTCTCGGAAAGGCCACCCTTGATTTTGGCCATGTAGCCACCCAACAAGCCACCGACACCCTTTACACCCAAATAAGCAACGAGACCAGCAGCCGCAGTACCCAGAAGACCAAATTTGTCATGTATCCACGAAAATCCTTCAATCATGGGTTTCACAACAGCTATGAACTTTTCGCTCAATGATCCAGCCACCTCCAGGAATTTGGGCAATGCCGTCCCAACACCATCCAGGAAAGATGTCAACTTGTTACCCATAGACAACAAGTTTTCTGGTGAGAATACCTTAGTGAGGAACGTTCCGAAGCGATCCATCAATTCACCAAAGCGAGCACCCAATGCTTCTAGCTGTGGTTTCAATTTAGAATTGTCGAATGCCTTGAAAATTTCTTCCACGGCAGTGAAGAATTTTGTTCTAAGGAAGCCTGAGAAATTGTTGAACGTGTCCTGCAGGCGCATCACCGTGCTGGTGATAGCCTGTTGCTTCGTCAAATCAGCCAATTGTTTGCCAGTCAAGTTGGACATCTGACCAACCATTTGAACAATCTTCTTGGCGTATTGATTACCAGTGTCAGCCTGCCATTTGATAGCTGACATATTCTGTTTGGCTTCTGCTACAAAGCGATCTCTGAACTCCTCCATGTCGGGCATTTCACCCTTTTTGACCTTTTCGGCCATCTCATTCATCATGGAGTTGATGCCGTACATACCACCCTTGATGAGATCGGATGACATGTCAGTCAATTCTGCCGAACCCCTACCAATGGTTTGCGACAGCATACTGGACATCAGGGTACCAGCTTCACCAGGCAAGGCGGCCAAATGCGCAATCGCCTTCTGAGTACTGTCGTTGAATTCCTGTAGATTTCGCCCACTGTTCATCAACTGAAGGGAAATCATACTGTCATCACGCAACGCCTGAGCCGTTTGCTTGATGATATCCATACGATTCTTACCAGTCATTTGAGATAGCTTCGTGGTCTCAATGGCTAGATCCTTCATGGAGCTGGTAGCTTGCATTTGGTTGAGATTCTGCAAATTACCGTACAGTCGTTGTGTTTCGGTATATTCAGACAGATAATCATTCAAGTCTTGAGTAGTGAGGTTCAAGAGGTCAAATTCGCGCAAACTAGCACGAAGTCCCTTGCTCATATCACCCAAACCCTTTGTACCAATAACTGCGGCCGCCATAGCATTATCCTTGATAAGCTTGGCAAAATCAGCCAGTGGTAGAGCTGCATCAGCCGCTGCCATCTGCATCTTCAACATGGAACCAGTAAACGTCTGGCCCACATTAGACATGTCTCGATATGTGTCAACGCTTGCATTTACCGCATTCACTGCTGAAGTGGTAGCGGTACCAACCAGTGCAATCCAAGCAGCCATTGACTTGAAGTTGGCGGCCAACTCTTTAGTTTGTCCGGCTACGTCTTTGGTGGACTT